CTGATCGAATACACCTTCCGCCTGCTTGTAGACTGACATCAACCTAACGGAGTAGCCCCATGACCGCCCAGAAAGGCAGCGCCTTCCTTCTCAAGATTTCCGACGGCGCGACCCCGCCCGTCTACCAGACAGTCGCAGGGTTACGCACCACGCAGATGTCGGTTGCCAGCGAAACCGTGGTTATCACCAGCAAGGACAGCGGCGGCTGGCGCGAGCTGCTGTCGGGTGCGGGCACGCGGTCGGTTTCGGTCAGCGCCGCAGGCATCTTCCTTGGCAGTACAGCCGAGACGCGGGTGCGCACCAACGCCATGGCTGGCACGATCACCGACTATGAACTGAGCTTCGAAGACGGCGGCAAACTGCGCGGCAAGTTCCTGATCCAGCGGCTCGACTATGCCGGCGATTTCAATGGTGAGCGCAACTACACGCTGCAGCTCGAAAGCTCGGGCGAGGTGGTGCCGGCGTGATGATCGATCGATCCGCCAATCCCTGGCGCGGCGAGGCGTCAATCGACATTGTCGGTGTGCCTCATATCTTGCGCCCCAGCTTTTCGGCGCTTGTCGCCGCCGAGGAAGAGCTTGGACCGCTCTTCGCGCTGGTTGAGCGAGCAGGTTCGGGCCAGTTGCGGCTTGGCGAGATGGCCGCGCTGTTCTGGCATTGCATCGGCGACCGAGATGGTCTGAGCCGTGAGGCTGTGGGCGAGGCGGTAATGCGTCAGGGACTTGCCAACTGCGCCAAGCCGCTGCGGGTCCTGCTCGGCCAGATACTGCAAGGCAGCGGATGAGCGGGCAGTTTGGCCAAGCAGCGCAGCGCCTGTGCGGACTGGCTGCCCGCGCGCTTGGATGGCAACCGCACGAATTCTGGGCAGCGACCCCGATTGAGCTGGCTACCGCGCTTTCGCCGCCCGCCGGCGAGGCCGAAGGCGTGGCTCGTGAAGAACTCAACAAATTGATGGAACTGGACAATGGCGACACCTGGCTCAGACCAGATTGACACCTTGCTGATCGACGTCCGCGCAAGCACGCAAGGCTTCGAACAGGATATCGCCGCGATGCGCGCAGCGGTCGACGGCGATCTCGTATCCGGTTTCTCACGTGCCGGAACGATGCTCGAGCGCGGCTTGCTCGGAGCAATTCGGCGCGGAAGTCTGGGCTTCGATGACTTCAAGCGCATCGCGCTCGACACTGTAAACGAGATCGCCGCCCAGGCAGTGCGTGGTCTATTTGCCGGCTCGAGCGGTTTGGGCGGTGGTAATTCCGGCCTTGTGAATCTGGGCAGTCTGTTTGGTTCGATCCTAGGTCTGCCAGGGCGCGCGACCGGCGGCAATGTTGCTCCCGGTCGCGGCTATCTGGTTGGCGAGCGCGGACCAGAACTGTTCGTGCCAACATCGGCGGGCCGGGTCGAGGCCAATTCTGCTGGCAGTGCACGAGACGTGCGCGTGGCGATCAATGTCGTCACCCCGCCCGGTGCGAGTGCGCCGCGTTCGCTACAACGCTCCTCGCGCCAAGTCGCCAGCGCCGTGCGCCGCGCTCTGACTCTGTCCTGATTGGGAGACCCTCGCCATGGCATTCTGGCTCGCCAAGACCCGGGAAGGGCAGGATTCGGACTGGATTCACCGGTTCGATCCGCGGTTCTGGACGGTCAATTTCCCCCGACCGATGACTGCGGCGGTGGTCTCGACAGGTGTCGATTCACTGCGGGTTGATGCCGTGTTCTTGCGAGAGGCCGATCTCGCCGGCCTGATCTGGGAAAGCCGCGACACCATCGACCACCCACTGCTCGCCTACCGCACGGAACGCGATTATTCGAACACGACGTTGTCGTTTCGCTGGCAATCTGACGGCATAGTCCCGCTCGATGAAATCAATGGCCCAACTCTGACTATTGAGGGCCGCGATGGCGCTGGTGATCCGCGGACCTGGTACGTGCGGCTGTGGAACTACGCGACCGGCGCACCCAACGACGCGGTTATTGTGCTGCCGTTCTCCGCGCTCAGCGGCGGGTTCCTGCTGCCCGACGAAGCCGATCCGGTCTGGCCCAACGACATCGATCGCCTGTTCATTTCGATGGTCGCGCCGGGCTATGCCGCCGCTAGCGAGGATCCTTTGGCTGGTCCGATCGAGGGCTGGGTCGAACTCAGCGAGATGTCCTGCATAGGAAGTCGCGCGCAGTTGCGGATAGGCGATGTCATCGTGCCTCCGCACGGGCTTGCGATCGCCACCGGTTACGACGACAACGGCACGCAGACTCCGGCGCGCTTGCTGCGCAATGTGCGGCAACTCGGCTATCGCGGTAGCATCATCCACTATGTAGGCATGAGCCACTATTTCCAGCTGGTCGAATCTGGCGGGGAGTTCCTCGTTGGCATCAGCGCGGAGCGCTTGTGCGAACCGGCCCGGCAGTGGCACCTTGGGTTCTATCGGGAATGCCAGCGCCTGGGATATTCTCCGATTACCTCGCTGTCATACGAAGTACTTGCCCAGCATTGCCCCGGAGATTGGAAGCAACGCGATGCGATGGGCAATCCTTCGGAGACTGGCTGGAGTCCGCCATCGGCTTTGCTCTCACCTGCGTCGATCGGTGCGATGGCCTGGCTGCGCGCAGTCGCGGTGGAGTTCGTCGAACTCATGCAGGAAGCGGGCGCACCAGTGCGTTTCCAGATCGGTGAGCCGTGGTGGTGGATATTCCCTGACGGGCGCATCTGCCTTTACGACGCTCACGCCAGCTCAGCGTTTGGCGGAGCACCGCCGGTCATTGCCGACATGCGCGCGCCATTGAACGCTTCGCAATTGTCACTGTTGGACGCAGCGGGCGTGCTGCTTGCAGCATCGACCTCGGCACTCGCACAGGAGGTACGCAATGCCGCCAGCCCTTCGCAGGCTGAATTGCTGCTCCTGGTGTTCACGCCCACCTTGCTCGACCCGGCCATGCCCGAAGCGAGACGGGCAAATTTGCCGACTGGTTGGGCCTATCCAGCCTTCGACCGTTTGCAGGTGGAGGACTATGACTGGCTAATTCAGGGCGGTGATGCCGCGCGGCGGGCGGGTTATCTGACGGTCAATCAGAGGCTCGGCTACCCGCCCCAGGAACAGGATTATCTTGCCGGCTTCGTATTAAGCCCATGGGAAGCCGACCTCTGGCGTCGAATTGACGTCGGCGTCGACGAAGCGCTCGACCGCCAGCCTCACGAGGTTTTCGTATGGGCAGTGCCGCAGGTCTGCCGCGACGGCTACGTGCGCTTGCCCCGAACACAGGAAGGTGACGCCATGCAGGCTTTTGACGATGTCCTCTATCCACTGGCGCTGGGTCGGGATGCGACTGTGATCCCAGAATTTTCGACCAGCGTTTCAGTCACCGCATCAGGCTTCGAGCGGCGCAACAGCTTGTGGTCGAATGCGCGGCTGCGCTTCGATGTAGGGCCGGGCATTCGTTCGGAGGCTGAGCTTGGAGTTCTGATCGAATTCTTTCGTGCGCGCCGAGGTCCAGCGCGCGGCTTTCGCTTGCGGGATCCGTCGGATTACAGCTCGAACGGAATGGTTGGCACGCCGACAATGGGCGATCAGGTGATCGGGCACGGTGATGGCGCTCGAACGGATTTTCCGCTGATCAAGCTCTACGGCGCAGACGATGCGATTCAGGCTCGGCGGATCACTCGTCCGCGACCGGATACTGTGATCGTATGCGTAAACGGCACGCTCGTCGTCGGCGGCTGGACACTTGGCGACGGGGGCATGATCCGCTTCGCCACGGCTCCGGCTGTCGGAGCAACGATCACGGCTGGGTTCCTATTCGATGTCCCGGTGCGCTTCGCCGAGGACCGGCTTGAAATCTCGGGCGCCGCGTTCGCCGCCGGCGAAGCGCCGAGCGTTGCGATCGTTGAAATTCGGGAGGCGGCATGACGCGGATCTGGTTCCAGCAAGATCTCGAAACTGTGGCGACATTTTGGCGCGTGCTGCGCCGCGATGGCGTGACGCTCGGGTTCACCTCGCACGATGGAGATTTGTGGTTCGACGGCGTGGTCCACCGGGCCGCCCCGGGAATGGTGCCTTCTTCGATCCGCCGCACAGCCGATTTCGAACCCGACAGCGCCGAGGTGCAAGGCGCGCTCAGCCACGAATCGATCACCGCAACCGACCTTGCCGAGGGACGCTTCGATGGCGCGCAGATTCGCATCGGCCTGGTTGACTGGGAGACTGGTGAACGAGAAATCCTTTATCGCGGTTCAATCGGGAGTGTTGTTGAGGAAGATGGGCGCTTCTCGGCCGAACTCGTGTCGCGCAAGGCCGAATTGCAGCGCGATCCAGTTCCACGCACCAGCCCGGGTTGTCGCGCCGAATTCTGCGGTCCCGGCTGTAGTCTACCAGCGGTACAATACACGCACGAGGCGACATTGCAGGCTGTCAATCTGGCGGCAAACCGGGTGACATTGGCAATGTCAGCGCCCTCCTCCATTTTCGCCGGAGGGACATTGCGCTGGCTGGAAGGTCCGCACGCGGGCATGGCGATGCAGGTTCTGGCACTGTTTGGCGAGGCGCTGGTACTCGATACACCTCTTTCCGCATCGCTCTTCCCTGGTTCCCGGGCGGTCTTGCGAGAGGGGTGCGATCATACAATCCACACCTGCGCCCAGCGCTTCGCCAACGCTGTCAATTTCCAGGGCGAGCCATATTTGCCGGGCAATGATCACATCACGCGCTACCCGACTCCGGGATGAGTGGGCCCGAAAGTCTGGCCGAGGCCGCGCGCGGGCTGGTCGGCGCACCATTTCGTCTGCATGGCCGCGATCCCGCCACAGGTCTTGACTGCATCGGAGTCCTTGCGGAATCGCTTGGCAGGATCGGTCGCGACTCGCGCCTCCCCAAAGCCTACACGATGCGCCGTCACGCGCTGCCTGACCTGGCGGTCATCGCGCGGCAATGCGGACTTGGCCCGGTAAATGGCCAAGTCGCCGCTGGCGATGTACTTCTCGTTCGAGTCTGCGCTTGCCAGTTCCACTTGCTGATAGCCCTGTCGCACGACGCTTTCGTTCACGCCCATGCCGGAGTGAGACGTGTCGTTGAAGAGCGCCGGGAGGTGCCTTGGCCTATTGTTGGCCAATGGCGACTTGACCCTGCACATTGAGGAAGCACCATGGCCACCATTCTGTTCAGCGCTGTCGGCACGCTTGTTGGAGGACCTATCGGCGGCGCGATTGGCGCACTGGTCGGACGTCAGGTGGACGCGACTCTGATCGGCAGTCCCAATCGCCAAGGCCCGCGCTTGAAGGAACTCGAGGCGACAACGTCAAGTTATGGCACTCCAATCGCCCGTCATTTCGGACGGATGCGCGTGCCGGGATCGGTCATCTGGGCGACCGATCTGCTTGAGCATGCCGCTACAGAGGGCGGTGGAAAAAACCAGCCCAAAGTGACGACCTATAGCTATACTGCGTCTTTTGCCGTGGCCGTAAGTAGTCGACCGATCATCGATATCGGTCGCATCTGGGCTGATGGTAACCTTCTGCGAGGCGAAGCAGGTGACCTCAAGGCACCGGGGACCATTCGCATCCATCGCGGGTTCCCCGACCAGGAGGTGGATCCGCTGATCGCTACCGACGAGGGGGTCAACTTTGCTCCGGCCCATCGCGGTCTTGCCTACATCGTTTTCGAGGACCTCGAACTCGGTGACTTCTTCAATCGCATCCCTGCGCTTACCTTCGAGGTCATCGCCGACTATGCCAGTTTCAACCTCCAGGATATGGTCGGTGAACTGATTGAGGATGTCGATGCCGACTACCAGTTGTCCCGACTCTCTGGTTTCAGCATGGAAGGCCCGCTCTCCGACGCCCTTCGCCTGCTAGATCCGCTGTTTCCGGTCGATAGTGATGCGTCTGGCGAGAAGTTGACGATTGCCAGCGAACGTCTGCAAACCACGCCGTTCGAACTGCCTGAGCCTGCCGTGTCGGTTGACGATGGGGATTTCGGTGGAAACGCCGGCTATAGTCGCAAGCGATCGCCGCCAGAGGTGGCAGCGCCCGAAATCCTGCGATACTACGATCTCGAACGGGACTATCTACCAGGTCTCCAGCGCGCGCAGGGTCGCACCATGCCGGGCCAGCCGCAAACGATCGAGTTGCCTGCGGCAATGTCGTCGGCAGATGCTCGCATCCTCGTCGAGCGGCTGTCGCGACAGGTCCATTGGTCTCGCGATCAACTAGCATGGAGAACGGCAGAGATTGATCCGCGCATAACGCCGGGCGCTATCGTCACCGTGCCAGGGCAAACCGGACGCTGGCGCGTGCAGGAGTGGGAGTGGCGCGAGCGCGGCGTCGAGCTAACGCTTCGCCGCGCTATTCCTACAGGTGTCGATGCGCCACTTGGCGGTGATGCACCGCCTCTGCAGGTGACCGATCCCGGACGGATTAATCCTCCGGTGGACGAGCCCACGCCGCCAACGGTCCTGGCATCGTTCGAATTGCCTTGGGACGGCGCTGGTATCGGTGATTCGCCGGCACCTTTCGCTGCGGTGTCGTCGCCAGGCGCGCGATGGAGTGGTGCCGCACTCTATGTAGATCACGGCGATGGTTCACTTGAGTCGCTCGGGGGCAGCGGACGAAACCGAGCCTGGATCGGAACCGCCGAGAACGCATTGGCTGCATCCAGCCCACTGCTCTTGGATCGCAGCGCGACGCTTACGGTGGCGATGATCGATTTCAACATGACGCTGCTCAACGCTACCTCTCGGCAGCTCGCCATGGGAGGGAATCGAGCTCTGATTGGAAACGAAATCATCCAGTTTGCCCGAGCCGAGGCGCTGGGCGATGGCCGCTTTCGATTGTCTGGACTTCTTCGTGGTCGAGGTGGTACCGAGATGGCGATCGGAAGCCACGCTATTGGCGAGCGCTTCATTATGCTTGATGCCAGACCAGTTCAGTTGGATACGGCGCTGGTAGGCACAGCACCGGGAACGCAGATTGTCGCCATTGGGCGTGGCGATACTGAACCGGTCAGTTCGCAGATCGCATTGCAGGGAATAACCTTGCGACCGTTGTCACCTGTGCACCCGCGCATACGAAAGCATGACGACGGTTCGTTCGAAATGCGCTGGACGCGGCGTGCACGCGGTGCTTGGGTTTGGCTCGACGGCGTTGATACTCCGCTTCACGAACAATCGGAAAGCTACCAGGTTACTTTCGGACCATTGTCCGCGCCGGTCGCAGTCTGGTCGGTCATGGCACCTGTCCTGACTATCAGCGCCGCGACACGCTCTGGCCTCGTATCAACTTTGCCTGGAGGCGTAATCCGGGTTCGTCAACAGGGCAGTTACGCCTTGTCCGAGCCCCTTGTTCTCGCTTCGTTAGACTGAATTCAAACCAGCCAGGAAAAATGCAATGACTGATCCAATCCTGTTCGAAAGCAATAGCCCACGCTTCGGATTACCTTTGCTTTTCGCCGGGCAGGCGCAAAAAGAAATGTTCGTGAACGAAGCGCTTTCTTTGACCGACGCGTTGCTGCATTGTGCGATTGAGGGAAAGGCGACTACCCCTCCGGTCAGTCCGCCTGATGGCGCGGCTTGGCTTGTGCTTGCGCCAGCCACCGATGACTGGCTCGGGCGAGAGGGAGACCTGGCCTGCCGACAGTCGGGCAACTGGCTGTTCGTGACGCCTCGCGACGGCATGCGATTGCTAGACAAGTCTACCGGGCAGGAACTCCGCCATCATGCAGGCTGGTTATTTCCAACAGCACCTGCGGAACCAACCGGCGGCTCGGTGGTTGACAGCCAGGCGCGCGAGACAATTGTCGCGATTGTCGAATCACTTCGCATTGCAGGTATCTTTCCTGATTCATGAGGGGGTTGGAACGCGCGGACAATCTGTGTAGGGTGGCGGTGTCGAGACGCGTCGTGCGGCCTGTTCTCTGATGCTGCTTTGTGGCTCATTTGCCACACCAAGGGAGATTGACCGCTTGCGCGCGTTTTGCATTGCGAGTAGACCAATCACTCTCGGTGGCTCCACATCTCTTCGTAATAGGGGAAAAAGTAATGCGGAAAATCGTCATTGGTATGGCGCTGGCTTCAACAGCTCTCGCCACGCCGGCCTTGGCGCGCGATGATTCTTGGTACGTCGGCCTTGATGCCGGCCCAATGATCGTCGAGGACTCTTCGTTCAAGAATCTGAACACCACGGTCGATTCCGATTATGGTTTCGATGGCGGTGCCGTGATCGGCTACGACTTCGGCGCGTTCCGGCTTGAGACCGAGGCTAGCTACCGTACTGCTGACCATGACAGCCTTACGCGGGCTATTGGTTCGTCCAACAGCCCTTCGGGTGATGCTAGCGCCCTTTCATTCATGCTCAACGGCCTGCTCGATTTCGGTCCGGACAATGGCTTGCAGGGATTCGTTGGCGCTGGCGCCGGCGTGGCGCGCGTCAGTTATGACGTGGGTTCGATCATTGACGATACCGATAGCGGCTTTGCCTGGCAGGCACTGGCTGGCGTTCGTGCTCCGCTGACCGACCATTGGGATGTCGGCATCAAGTATCGCTTCTTCAACGCAAGTGGTGTTGATCTGGTGACCGCAGCTGGCGCTGCAACCCGCACTAAGTGGCGGTCGCACAGCCTGATGGGCAGCTTCATTTATAACTTCGGTGGCGCGGAAGCTCCGCCGCCGCCGCCGCCGCCGCCGCCGCCGCCGCCTCCTCCTCCGCCTCCCCCGCCGCAGGTTTGCAACAAGGGACCCTACATCGTGTTCTTCGATTGGGATAAGTCGGACATTACGCCCGAAGCGGCTACTGTCCTTGACAGCGCGATCGGTGCATATGGCAACTGTGATCGTGTGCCGGTCATGCTTGCGGGTCACGCCGACCGCTCGGGGACAGTGCAGTACAACGTCGGCCTCTCGGCTCGCCGTAATGCCTCGGTACGCTCGTATCTCACCGTTCGCGGAATTCCCGATGGCGTGATCTCTGATCAGGCGTTCGGCGAAAGCGTGAACCGCGTTCCGACCGCCGACGGCGTCCGCGAATTGCAGAACCGCCGCGTCGAGATTACCTACGGTCCGGGTTCGGGCATGTAAGCTTCTCGCAAGGCGCATGAATCAGGGGCCGGTCCAATTCCGGCCCCTTTTTCTTTGCTTGCAACTCGCGCATGAATGGGAACTCCTGCCGGAGTTCTGCAACCCGCTACCAAGAGCGCTTTTCTTGCAGCGATGTCTTGTGCGCTTTTCGTCTGTTCGACCGTTGGTGTGTTCGGCCGAGCAAATTTGGCGACGGCAACACTTAACAGGTCCACAGCAATTCATACCGGAATCGTAACATCTGTCGGCGTTAGCGACTGGTTTAATCTGCGAGACGAGGCGCGGGGCCTTCGTGACGGAGCACGCGTTCTCCCACTCCACACCATCGGACAGTGCGCGCCGCCAGACATTGCAAGTGCTGGTGGACGCCTTAACCCTAGATGCAAAGCACCTGGTTGAAGAACTCCGGTTGGCAGGCAACTCGATGCCCTGCCGAGCCTACCAATTCGCGAAAGCGGCGCCGCATCGCTTGATGCCTATCTTGCCGGGTATGCGCTATAGCATCACGCAACATGCTTTCGATGACGATGGCGCAGTGATCGTCATTCACGTCAATTTCGACGATTTTCGCAACTGGGTCTAAACCCTCGCTGGTTGTGTCCCACGGGGTGGTGTAGGAAGGCTTCCCTGAAGGGGTGGCCACGTCGATCTTCTGGTCGGGTTCGGATGCGAACTCGAACCTGGAGAGGGAGACGAAGACCGACGACAGAATGGCCCTGATCGAACTGGCCGAGCAAGGGGCAGATAGCGATTTGGTGCGTGAGATGCCGGCGTTTGCCGCCGAGCGCATGATGGATCTGGAGATTGAGGCGAGAACGGGTGCTGCCGCTGGCAGTCGCAGCCCGGCGCGGCTCAACCACCGTGACGGCTAATGCGAACGGGGCTGGGACACCCGCGCTGGTCGGATTGAACTGGCGATCCCCAAGCTGCGCAAGGGCAGTTGCTTCCCGAGCTTTCTGGAGCCACGCCGGACCGCCGAGAAGGCCTTGACAGCGGTGATTCAGGGTAGCCATTCGGCGAAGGCCGCGGGGGATTATCGTTAGTCGATATATTGGTCGGCGATGAGCGTTTCGAGGCTCTCGATGCCGTAGTTGGTGAATGCCATGATTCCG